AACGAAGTTCGCGGAGCCGCGTAGCCGCGTATAGATTTATCTATACTAAATGTAGTAGTAACATGACAACAACTTCTGTGTATCAAGACTTACATGCTGCGATTCAAGAACGAACCCAATACGGCGGGATGGCTGCGTCGCGTATCGCGGAACAGAAACGCGCCCAAGATACACGCGACAACCTGAAAAAAGCAACCCGTGTGCTTCTTGAAGTGACGAAGAAACAAGAAGACGCACTTAAAAAACACCTTCAACGTGCTGCTGACCCCAACGAATTCCGCGGTATGGTTTATCCTTATCAACTTATCCCCGAAGAAGAACGCGCACGCATCAACGAAGCAATTCACGGTTATTATTCGATGAAAGAGAAATACAATTCCGCACTTGAAAAGCGTCGGCAGCGTTTAATCAATGACCCCGTCATCAACTGGAAATCTCTCTCCGCGCAACAAAAGGCCCGCCGCCTCGCACTCATCAAGCCCGCATGTATTGTGTGTAAGCAGGAAGGCGGGTCGATATTCACAGAGACCGATGGTAAGCTGAAAGCCATCTGCGGAAATATCTCTCAACCATGCGGATTTCATATTGAAGTCAGCCGCGGAAAATACATTAGTTTAGAAACCCTGATGAATGAATCTCTCGAAGAAGTCCGTGCGACAAAAGACGAAATTATCCGCATGAAACTTGACCTGTTATTTCAATTCATTAGCGAAGACGAACTCTTGGAACAATTCGACGCGGTTCAGCATAAGTTACAGGAACAGATGAAGATGTATTCCGAATTTCGCACGTATTATCTGAGTGTTACGGATAATGATGACCGGCGAAAAGACACCGAGACGCATACCCGCGTAATTTCCGAGAAAATCGCGTTGATTAAGGAATATATGACGGAGTTCAAGCTAACCGAATGGAAGAATCGAAGCATTATCGATGATATTCTTGTGCTTTATCAGCAGGATATCGAGCCGGCATTTATGAAATTACGAGAGACGAAGTATGTCTATTCACAGGTGGAAACCACGGAAAACGCGGATGGTGCGCTCGTTCAAATGTATAATGACGGTGAATTCAATCTCTCGCAGAAGAAGTATAGCTATAACGAGCTTTATATGCCGGTTATTATGCCGAAGTGGATTGCGGATAATCGGATTGTGAGCAAACCAGTGGGTGCGGTGGTCGCGCCAGCAGCAGCAGCAGCGGCAGCGGCAGCATCCTCATCCGCCAGACAATAATATCATAGTATAATATACGATACGATACATTTATCAACACAAAACGGCAGATGCTTGATATTTTTAAACACGTTAGCCTTCCTATTTTCATCGTAAGCCTCGCTGTGGGTCTATTTTATGTTTATATCTCGGTGCCGAATCCGAAGATTATTTATGTATATCCGACTCCCGATAATATCCGCAATTTTCAATTTAAAGACCACGCCGACAACTGCTTCTCGTTTGATGCAAAGGAGGTCAGTTGTGCGAAGGCGAAGGGGCAGGTGAAGAAAATACCGGTCCAGTAATGGAATGGAATGGAATCGAAGTGAAGCGGAATGGAATGGAATGGAATCGAAGTGAAGCGGAATGGAATGGAATGGAATGGAATGGAATCAAAGCCGAGCGGAACCGAACGAAGTGAAGCCGACCCGATCATGAGTTAAAAAGATATATTTTTATATATTATAACCTGCTTTGACACATTTATCGCATTCTTCGATGTCTTCTTCTTCGAAAACTGTCGCATCCTTTACAGTATGCTGTTCGGCCTCGCAAACGCCGGTATGTAAAAAAATCAACGTGTTTGGTTCTTGCTCATCTGCTGCTACCGCTGCCGATGCCCCTACCTTCTCTGGCGGAACATCGCCCGACACAAAGTTGATGGCGGCACCTTCCCTCTCAGGAGGTAGTGGAATTTTCAAAAATCCGTCATCTACGCGACCATTCAATCCAGCGATTGGATGATTTCATTTCATTTCATACATAATGGTCTAATTCTAATTTATATCCGCGTATATATTAGAGTAAAATAGTAATATTATATGGGTTTCCAACGTCTTCTTCATACCGAAACGGGACGTATTATTATATCGATTGTGCTTGGTCTCGGTATCGCCTCGCTTTTTCGCAAGGTGTGTAAGGATCGGTCATGTATTCAGTTTCGCGCACCGCCTCTCAAAGATTTAGAGAAAGATACATATAAGTTGGATGACAAGTGTTATGAGTATAAAACGAAGGCGGTGAAATGCGAAGCAGGGAAGAAGGATGTGAAGTTACACTGAAAAATTGATTCAAAACAATTTCATTATTGTAATATGAACAATAACGAAATACACGCACCGGCAGAACGAAGTAATGGAACTCGTAACTGAACCAGACGTTTATTCACCCAATCTCGATGATAAAGGCAACTATGTCGACAAAGTCCCGTCATTCAATACAAACGCCCTCGCAAATGGATTGCGATGCCCATGCGGCACTCGTAAAGACAAAGTGTATCTTTCCGCCCCTTTATTTGCCGCACATTGTAAAACCAAAACACACGAAAAATGGGTTCAAGATTTGAACACCAACAAATCGAACTTCTTTACGGAAAATCAGAAACTCAGCGATATTGTTCATGCCCAGAAAATCATGATTGGAAAAATGGAATTGGAACTCGCGAGTAAAACCATGACTATCAATTATTTGACGCAAGAACTCACCAAGATTATCGGTGGTAGTGGCACATCGGTGTCGGCATCCGCATCCGCGAACGATATGTTGATGTTTTAGGAAACTAACGGTCCTGCGTCCAGATGGTAAGTCTTCGTTCTTTACATATGTATATTCTTATTTTTCTTTTTTCTTTTTCGTCGTCTATTTAGAGCCTTTTTATCAGAATGAGCGACACAACCAGTATCGACGACCTGCCTTTAAGTAGTCAAACACCGGCCAACGCTTATGGCGGTGGCGGTGGTGGCGCACCACTCATCTACTCGCCGATGATTGACGGACACCAGCAACACCAGCAACAAATCCCCAATAACGTGATGAATGAAGTCATGCAAGGCGTCCAACGAGCAAGTGCCAACGGTATGACGATGATACCTACGAGAGATATTCCGATGAACCCAAACGCATTCACGCATGATGAACAAGCACGGCCAAATTATGTCCCCCAGCCACAGCAGCAGTCGCAGTCGCAGTCGCAACAGAATGGTACCGACTATATCAAAGACCACGCATCGATGGAAAGTATCGTTCGCGCCAACGCACGTCAGTCCAATCAAATCGACACCCTTGAAGCGATTTATTACGACCTTCAAATGCCGATTCTCATCGGCGTCCTGTATTTCATTTTCCAGATGCCCGTTTTCCGCGCCCAACTTCTTCACTTCCTCCCGTTCTTATTCGGCGAAGACGGCAATTTCAAAATCGTCGGTCTTACTGCGACAAGTGCCATGTTTGCGCTTACGTTCTTCGTCATTATGAAGATATTCAACAAATTGGGGGAGGGACTGCGGTGAAACAACCAAGTGGTAATAATATTATACAAGTGTAAAATAGATATAAGATTATTTTTATAAAATGTCAGCGTCAAGTTTGGGTGATATAAATCCTTATATGGGTAAAGGAGAGTTGCTTACCGGTGACCAATCAATGGATTGGGTAAATAAATTCAGGGGCTCCCGATTAATTAGAAGAGTTCCAGTCCCACCTGGCGAAGACGGGACAGTATTACATGCCGATTCAACGACAAATACGGGATTAAAGTGGGCCTTCGCTCACGAACCGATAGCAACATCTCTTCGTAACTCTGTAAATCAAATTGTTGAATTTTTGAGACCGTTGGTTCAAGAACGTATTGCGAAAGAATCCGAACGACTTGGTGGCACACATACACCAAAACTATTTATAAGGCCTATATTTGGGGATACGGTTTTTACAGTTCCATATAAACCCGAAGATACAGTTCAATCCCTAATCGACCATTTGAATAAAACATATCTTGTTTCACTAATGAATGGAAACGCACCAATTCACCTTAAATGTAATGAACAAATATTAGAACCTCAACGATCGCTGGCAGATTATCATGATATCCAAAATGAAGCAGTTATACATATAATATACCAATCTGCTGGTAAATCCAAATTACGAAAAAGCATCAAAAAATCAAAAGGTCGCACACGTAGTAGAACATTACGTAAATAAAAGTTACTACGACTCGATTACTTCCGTGCCTTCCGCGTCTTTTTCGCACCCGTATTCGCACCCGCATTCTCATACGGAACATACCGCAAGAACCACTCCTCAAATTCACGCGACCCGCGTTTTCCCTTCAACTCCTCGTATTTCGCAGTCTTTTCGAAACGCATCGACTCCAACGTTGGTTGTTTCCCGTAACAATTAATACTGAAACGCCGTAATAACCCGCTTTGTTTGAGGCGGTTGTGTTGCTGAACATCGAAAAGGAACTGCGACATACAAAGAATACGGTTGATGTCATAATAGACACGGTCGGCGTAAATAAATGCGAGGTAAAAGCTTAACATGGTGTCGATGGTTGCGATACGAATCGATTCTTCGTTGCCACCGCGACCGCCGCGACCCTTCAAGCGGATTGTATTATAACTGTGACATGCGAGAGGTTTGTATAAAAATGCGATGACTTCATCACCAACACGAATATCATAATGCTCGGAAATCACCTCACCGACACCTGCGTGTTTCGTATATTTCACGCCGGTATATTTATGCGCGGTAAGCTCGCGGACAACTTCTTCGCAAAGCTCGCGCGGGTTTTCCGAGAGAATATCAAAATCGGGGATTTCTTGGACGATGCGGCGCTGGTGTTTGGGCATATATCGCGAGTATAGAATATTCGCATACCCGCCGAAAAACACCGCGCGGTTTTTAATGAAGACCCGACGAACAATATTATAAATGTCGGTTTCCGCGAGTTCTTTCTCTCCGTGGTCGGCGCGGTCGGCGCGGTCTTCGTGGTCAGCGGCACGGTCGGCGCGACTCAGCTTCGGCGTCGGCGTCGCTTCCGCGTCCAATTCTCTCGCCTTCATCGAATACAAAACATACTCGTCGTCCTTTCCAAACAATCTCTCATACGTCGCAATCAAACGGTATCGATGGGTTAGTTTATCTTCTTCGACCGTGTATTTAAAATCACCAATCGTCTCTTCATGTGATTTTACTGCGTGATATAAGTGCTTCATATACGCATCCAGTCCTTTATATTTCTTCATGATGGTCCGTATTGCTTCACGCTTACGCGCCTTTATGCTCGCACCGCTGCCACCACCGCCCCGCTTCATCGTCCGTGAGCGTGTATGCGTGCGTGACGGTGTCCGAGTCCGAGTCCGAGTCGGCGTGCTCCTTTTTCTTGAAATACTAATTTCACCCGTCTTCGACGCAGTCGTCGCACCTTCAAATCCTCGCTGGTATTCGATTTTATCGCAGTTATACCCTTTAAGAGGATAATGCGTATTCAATAAGGTGAGACGTTTCTGAACCTTCTCCCAACGCGAGACATCGCCATCCGGACGCGAGAGTTCGAGATACATCGCCATACGAAGAAAGTCGGGCGGAGCATAAGATATTCCCTTTTTAATAATGGCATCTCGAGAGATTGCTTTGAATAACGCGGGTTCCATCTGCGTAATATCGGCGATACCTGTGAAATTGACGAATACCTTGTAGGTGCCATGATGAACACCGGATTTTGCTTCAACGTCTTCATATCCAGCCTTATAATAAATATCCGCGAGTTCTTTCGCATGGTCGAGAGCCTTGTCAGAGTAAAAATCATAATCGGGCAATTCGAGGTCCTTATTGTAAAATTGCGCGTCTTCGGGAAGAATATTATTGATGGCTGTGCCTCCATAACATACGAGTTTTTTATCTGCGATGAATTTCTCGACGATAGAGATGATTTCTTGGACTTTGGGGTCTTGGATGACAGCCGCACCCTTCCGCTTTTCAACTAAATCGACGGCTTCGCGGAGGATTTCGAGTTCTTTTTCTTCAAAGGACATTTTCTTGTCGTCGCTATCACGCGAACCACCGCTGCCGCTGTACGCTGTTGCCATTAAATTCTACTACAATAGGATTAGAATTTAATTCATGATGTAATTCATTCGTTACAAGGTAATCTTGACACCTCCCGCCGCCTCCGCAGGTCGAGCCTCCATCGACGCTTTCGGGTTGGGGGGTGCCGGAGGCGCAATCGTAATCGGAACATAACGCAAGTCCTCCGGCTTAAGTATGAACGCATACCCCACCGACGCAAACTTATCTTCATAAGCTTTAAGTTTCTCATCCCGCGCCTCTTCCTGAAAACACATGGCCGCGATCTGACACCCCCATGTGTATGGACCGTTGTGCCCATTATTGATAGGACGACCCCCCTTATCCGGAATCACAAGACACATATTTTTCTTATTCGCGTCCTTAAAAGCTTGTGGATCGCCGACATTTTTCACGCCAAAGTAAGTGTATTTCGAGAGAAACATCGTATTCGAACTCATATTGATAAGTTCAAATAGATTTGTATTTCGATATACTTGGTTTGTTCCATCTACCATGATAATGATTTTACCCTTGAAGTCCAAAAGGGGTTCGTTGCCTAAATCCTTGGACTGATACTCGCGCCCATATTTTGGGCCCAGTAAATTACGCGCCATGGTCTTGCTTTGAGAGATTATCTTTGCGAGCTTGTCATACATAGTGATATTACGCGACATCAACCGCATATGAATAATGAAAGGATCGCCTGGATTGGGGCATTTCGACCCAGAAAAGACGTAGCTTCCTAACACTTCAAATGCGTCGCTCACGGGAATATGATTGTATGTCTCCTTATAATTGAATGAATTGACTGAGGAAGACGCGATAACTGGTTCATTATCTACTGAGAATACTTCAAAGTCGATGAAGCGACAACCGCGTGCGATAACATATAAGAAAGCATCCATGCTTACGGTGGAGTTCTTGAATTTATCAGGATTAAATGCGTTATAGGCGGATTTAATATAGTAATCACGCAACTTAAACTTGCTTTGACTGTCTTGTGGGTTGATGGATGTAATATTCTTTTCGATAAACGCCTTCGTATTTTCATCGGGGTTTTCGAGACCTTCTTTTACTGCGTTGATTGGCTTGTCGGTGGTTGGAGCGGCGACAGGGGGGGGAGGCTTTGAGGATGATGACGAGGACGCTGTAAATGTATCCAACGATGTAGCCGCTTTTTTTCGTTGATGGACCGTCATTTCCCCTTCGGTCGTATCGACAGTAAAATTCTCTGTTGTTAATCCAGGCGCATCACTCAAAAACGTGTCGATGTTATTCTTTTTGAGTATTTTGGTGAGTTGTGACATCAGCTCAGGCTCTGTTGTTGGTAGAGGTGCCGGTGCTGCCGACGACGCCCGGAATCCTTCTTTGGTTCTTTTCTCATAACACCGCGTTTTAATCATTTCAGATAGTTTCCATGTTGCGAAAACCACGATAATAATACCTATAAATATGAATTCCACCCGATTTTCTTTCATATTCCTCTTACTATATATAATAGAATATTAGAATAATAGATTTTTATATAAAGTTATATACAACATAACAATAGGCCTGCGTAATATACTAAATGACCGGTGGTTTATTAAATTTGGTTGCTACGGGCAATCAGAATGTTATTCTTAATGGTAATCCCAAAAAGTCATTTTTCAAAAGCACCTATCTTAAATATACGAATTTCGGTCTTCAAAAGTTTAGAGTTGATTTCGACGGTCAGAAGAAACTGCGTATGACAGAGGAGTCCAAATTCACGTTTTATATACCGAGATATGCTGAATTATTGATGGACACGTATATATGTGTAACGCTACCGTCGATTTGGAGCCCGATTCATCCACCCACCCGCGTACAAGATATGTGGGCTCCCTATGAGTTTCGCTGGATTGAAAACCTTGGCACTCAATTAGTGAAGGAAATCGTCATATCTGTTGGAGGCATGACGCTTCAACGTTTCACCGGTAATAATCTTATGGCAATTTTGGAGCGCGACCTCGACGCAACGAAGCGCGAGTTATACAATCAAATGACGGGTCATGTGCCTGAGTTATACAATCCAGGTTGTTCGGGTGCGCGTCTCAACCAATACCCGAATGCGTATCGCACGTCGAATTCCGCAGGCGCAGAACCGTCTATCCGCGGGCGTAAAATATACATCCCCATCAACGCATGGTTCACGCTGTCCTCGAAAATGGCGTTTCCCCTTGTGTGTCTTCAATATAACCAGCTTCAAATCGATGTAACGTTGCGCCCCGTCAAGGAGTTATTCACCATTCGTGATGTGGGCGACCCCGATAATTATTGGCCAGTCGTTCAACCCGACTTCACGAACCCCCTTCACCAGATGTGGCGATTTTTATATCCGCCACCCAGTATTGATTTATCGCTGGATTCCTACCCGAGTCTGCGCACGGATTGGAATGCCGATGTTCATTTGATGGCGACGTATTGCTTTCTCTCGGATGAAGAATCGAAAGTCTTCGCCGCCAATCAGCAGAAGTATCTCATCAAGTCGTATTATGATTGGGTGTTCAACGATGTAACCGGGAATAAGAAACTCAAAATCGAAAATTCGATGGGGATGGTGGCATCATGGACGATGTTTTTCCAGCGCAGCGATGTCAATCTCCGAAATGAGTGGAGCAATTATACGAATTGGCCGTATAACTATCTCCCCTATGATATTATTCCCGCGCCCATCGACGACGACTGGCGCCCCACCGCGTTTAGTGAAGATATTCGAATGACGACCGACTTATCCGCGAATCTGAATCCGGCTTTCGCGAATGACCGCTACTTCTTCGATAAGAACGGCCCGAAAAATGGTATTGGACCAGGCATCAACCCGCGCGATAAACGTCTTACTGGGCTTCATATTACCGGCGACTTTCAATCAGAAAATGAACGCGATATTTTACAGATGATGGGAATTTCACTCAACGGCAAATACCGCGAGAATCTACTTGATGCGGGTGTCTATAACTACGTGGAAAAATACACGCGCACCCGCGGAAGCGCGAAACCGGGGATATATTGTTACAATTTTTGCCTGAATTCTGACCCGTTTGACCTTCAACCAAGCGGCGCAATCAATATGAGTAAGTTCAACCAGATTGAGTTGGAGATGACGACGATTTATCCGCCCTTGGACTCGGCGGCGGAGGTGAAAGTGATTTGTAATCCGAACACGCGAGAGATTATTGGCATGAATAAGCCGAATGTGAATATTTACTTGTATAATTATGACCTTCATATCCTGGAAGAGAGGTATAATGTCCTTACGTTTGTATCGGGAAATTGCGGACTCATGTATGCGCGGTAAGAGTTCGATGTATAATAATCTATTGTATATATAACTTACACCAGAAAATGGCAGACGACGAAGAAAAACGACCTGATGACGGCGATGCCGACGGTGAAGAAGACGCCGACGGAGAAGAAGAAGGAACGTTTAGCAAAGTAGGCGGGATGTTAGGAGGGGGTGGCGAAGGTAAAGGTGAAGGCAAAGACGCGAAACCGAAAACGGATGCTGGAGCGAAAGCAAAACCGAAATCGTTATTCGACCTAGAAGCGTTGAAAGAGTTCGGGCTCAGTGTTTTAACACTATTTATTGAGACGGTTATTATTTCGGTCATTTGTGTGAATATCATGTTTTTTGCGGCGCCGGAAAGCATCAAAGACAATCACATCAATTTGAATAAATTATTCCCCACCGACCGTCATGAATGGCCGTATTGCTATACGAATGAATACACAAGTTGCGATGCTGACTGTGATGATAAGTTCGGCGGCATCGCGGATGACCCCAAAATCGAAACCGCCAAAAAAATATACCTGAAAGCTGCGATTCTTCTTGATACATATGTTTTTAAATGGTTCTGTTTGACAAAAGAAGACGTTGATATGGTGAATGAGAGTGTGGAAGAAGGTGTTACGAAAGTAAATCTGCTTAACTGGGACTTTATTAAGACACGTTTCAAGCAATGGATTAATAACTCGTTCATATTTTCATTTTCGTCGGATCGTGCGATGTTGTCGTATATATTCGAACAGATTACACGTATTTCAAATGCGATTCCGGCGGAATTGTATGATGCTGTGTCGCCACTTTTGATTATTTTTATTCCATTTGTCTTTTTGTTGATTGTTGGATTTATGTTGATGGGTGGTCCTTTCTTTACGACGGTTATTGGTATGATAATAAATCAAACCGACAACCGTAAAGAATTTATTGGCGGTTCATTATGGTCGTTATTTACCGGATTCGGTATGGGTATATTTCCGGTGGTGTCATATTTTGTTCAACTGATACAATTTATTGGTACTCTGATAATATATCCACTTCTTCATTGGGACCAGTATCGCGAGTTATATGCTCGTTACGTTCCAATCATCTTCTTCTTCTTTAATTTAACGCTGATGTATTACGCATTCGAGTATTTAGATATTAATGTTGCGGCGATCGTGATTTTAATGTTACTGATGCTGTATTTAACACATTACTGGCAAGGAATTATGGACTTTATTCATTCGATTCAAAACTGGGGTGGATAGCCGAGCGGAGCCGAGCGGAACGAAGCAGCAATAAACAACATAAATAATATCGTATAAGAGCTATTATATCCAAATTATACGATATGGGTGGAAAAAATAAAGCATCGGCATCGGCATCGGCATCAGCCGCATCAGCGGCCGGCATCGAGAAATCAAGCCCAGAATATTTCAAAAAATACCCATTTGTCAGCGTATGCACACCCACGTTCAATCGTCGGCCTTTTGTAAATGCGATGATTGCGTGTTTCAATGCACAAGATTATCCGCAAGACCGTATGGAGTGGATTATTATTGATGACGGAACCGACCCAATCGAAGACCTTGTAGCATCCCATCCTCGCGTAAAGTATTTCAAATACGATACCAAAATGACGCTGGGCCGAAAGAGGAATTTGCTTCATGAAAAGTCGCGCGGTGAAATATTGGTGTATATGGACGATGATGACTATTATCCACCAAAGCGTGTTTCGCATGCGGTTGAAATGTTGGTATCTCATCCAGAGGCATTATGTGCCGGGTCAAGTGAGATTTACATCTATTTCAAGCATATCAAGCAAATGAAGCGTTTTGGACCATATGGACCGAATCATGCCACCGCAGGAACATTCGCATTTAAGCGTAAATTAATTAGGAACAATCGTTATAACGATGACGCGTGTTTGGCAGAGGAGCGTGCATTTTTGAAGGATTATACCATCCCTTTTGTTCAGCTCGACCCGATGAAAGTGATTCTGGTATTTTCGCATGAACATAACACGTTCGATAAACGCAAGCTGCTTGTAAATGCCAATCCGGATGTGGTGAGAGATTCGCCGAAGAAGGTCATGGATTTCATTAAAGACAACGACCTTCGTCGGTTTTATATGAATGAGCTGGAAGGGTTGCTTGAAAAATATGAGCCGGGACGTCCGGAAATGAAACCGGATGTGATTGCTCAAACTTTGCAGCTTGAGAAAGAACGCGCCAAGATGGCGGAAGATGCGGCGGCAGGAAGCGGTGGTGGCAACATCGTATTACAACAACCCGGACAACCGCCGGTTACGCTGAATAACAAACAGGTTGTTGATATTCTTCAAGCATTACAAAACGATGTAGCGTCACGTGATCAAGAAATAGCACGATTAAATCGCGAATATAAAGTGCTTCATGATAACTATATGTCGTTACAAAAGCTTCAAGCGGCATCCATCGCGGCGGCGGTGAGTGCGACGTCCGCCCCGGCACCAGCACCAGCACCAGCACCAGCACCAGAATCAGCGACTACCGTGACCGAACCCGAAACGATTTACGTGTAAATACACCGACAATTACAATAATATCATAATCAAATGCGTCGTGTCAATAACATCGCCGACGATGATATTATTTATTCTTTTACAATCTCGACTGAGTTAATCTTTAAACAAAGAAAACTTGTCTTCGATTCATGAATCACAAATTCATGCCCCTTATTGTATTCTTCAAATTTATTACTGAGAATATTTTCTATTTCACTTACTGGAAGTTCATCGTCTTTTGTTTTATATTTATTCCGTGAATCATCGTGGTGGTCGTCGTCGTCGCTATCTCCACCGCGTTTCTTTGACTTCGACGATTTTGACGACTTCGACGATTTTGACGACTTCGACGATTTTGACGACTTCGACTGTTCCTCCTTCTCGGGTGGAAGATACTCCCATTCACCAACCGCCTCAATCGTTTGGTTATTTGTCATATAGACAACGGAGTCTGAATTGAAAACAAGTGCGGAACCCGGAGCATGGTCATAACTATCGAGGTCAATTTCTGTAATCAGGTCAAATTCATCAAGAAATTCATTCTTACGAAGATAACTGCGAATGTAGTTGATAATTTCAGGTGTTGGCTTTACAGTATATATTTTGTTTTCCGAGTCGCTATCACTTCCGCTTCCGCTGCCGCTCTCTTCGCCATCGCTGCCACTGCCATCGCTCCCACTTCCGCTCCCGCTGCCGTCGCTCTCACGCTTGCTATCACGCTTTTTCTCACCCTCGGTCTTTGTGCCCGGAGGAGTCACAGAAACACACTCAACCTCTGTATCTAAAATTAAACGATATTTCGAATCAAATGAAATCGACGCGCCCATGGTAGTTATTTCTAAATACTAATAACATCTTTTACGTATTAATCAAACGCATGACACCTACAAAGACAATAGGGTTTATTCTAATAACACAGAATCGTATTGGGGGTCGCTTTCACAGTCGTCTTCACCAACTACTGTCTTTTCCATATATTTGTCTAAATAACGATATATCCGATTGATGTCTAATTTTGTGATTTCATACATCTCTAAAATTCGTGGAATATCCTCTTCCGAATACTGTTTTTTAAGTGTCATGAAAAATGTGAATAAATCGTTCTGATCCATCGAAAGCTGAATACACAAATTCTGTATGAAAAGTTGATTATTGTATTCAGTGCTGTATTTCGTTAAAACCTTCGTAAATCGCACCTCGGTCGGATGAAACCGCGCCTTTTTCGGGAATGATTTATGATACAAATGATGATTGTAAAACGTCTTGATGAGAGATGAAAGTTCGTTGAATAACCATATCTGATTTTGAAATGTAATGCGGTCAAAGTAGTCAGCTTGACAGATGTTATCCAGGACCATCTTATAAAACGGTGCGCTTACTGAAACAGGCATTTTTTCAAACAAGTCGATGATATTTTCATGCCAAAGAAGTCCGATGGTTGTGCGGTCGGTTTCGTTGATTAGAACATTATGGTCAGAAATCGGGTATTCAGTATTCATCAACTTTTCGGTTATCTTTTTGATGTCTTCATTATAGGTCTTCGGCTGAAATATCGCATGAAGAATATTGTTCGCGAGTATTGTGTTTGATTTTTTGCTCATCTCCATTACTGCGTTCAGCTTACGCAGATTGCCTTGAACAAACGCGATGATGTTTTTTCGCATAACCGCGTCGATTGCTGGCAACTTCATGTCGATGATATGCGACATTTGCGCAGGAGTAGGTGTTTTCAACTCATAAACATAACACACCTTCATCAGTTCTTTGATTTTCTTGTCGATGTGGTAATTCCCAATACAAATAATCGGATTCATCGTGATTTCTTCTTGCTTCTGTTTTTTTGTTTTTTTAGGACGAATAAGTTTGATAAGAGACGTGATACCACCTTTATCGCCGTTATTCATTCCGTCAAGCTCGTCCATCACTACGACGATTTTTTGGACCTTTCGTTGAAATATCGACATTATGTTTTTATCAGAGATATTGTGTTGGGTTATCGATTCGATGATGGACTTGTTTCGGATATCCCCCGCGTCATATTTCACCATATCATAGTTCAGTTCTTTTAGTAGGCGAACCACGAATTCAGTTTTTCCGGAACCTGGCTCGCCATAAATATAGATGCCTCGTTTGAATGTAAGGTCGGATTTGTTTTTCTGAAAAGATGCTAAGAAGTCTCGGATATTGTTATAGATGGTTTCTCTGCCAAGAAAGGTTGTATAATTTTCCATGTATGTCTATTTATGTCTATGTATGGCGATGTATGTCTTATGTGAATATATTTTTTATGTTTATATGTTATAACAAGCATTATTCAGAGAATGAACGCAATCCAAGAATTATTTGCCCCTCTTGACAAGGATTATTGTCTCTTGTTTTACTGGCTTACCGTTGTTAATTTTATTTTCTTAGCGGTTGCTGCGTTGGGCTTTGTTTCATCGCTGGTTCTCTTATTTAGGGGGAAAATCACGTTAATGAGCGGAGTTTATTCGTTCTTGATGATTCTCGTGTATGCTCTCATGTATTTCCAGACACGCTTGTTCTACTCGATGTGTGTCACGAGCAACATGAAGGCGGGAACATATGGCATGGGTGCTCCTTCTGATTCACTCCCTGCTGTTGCCAAGGGGGCTTCTAGTGCGGCACCCGGTGCTTTCCGTATGTAAATACCGCGTGACGATATGACATAATAATAATTTCGTTATTTTGTCATAAATTAATAGATAAATACGCATCACGACGATCACGACAAGCAGTTCTTCAACGAACTTGCGCGTGACTTTTGACCATCTAAAACGCCTTCCCATGGAACATATCCACCATCTACCCCACTTAATCCAGGTCCTGAATATGTGGCGCCGTTTATTTTGGTGAAATTGTTACAGTTATTGTTTTGGTCGGGAGCACTAAGTGTGTATCCCAAACCGTACTTATCGACACAATTTGTTCCATCGAATTCCATACGATCTGGGCATTTCGAAATCTCAGGCGGCCACTTCTGCGTGCTCTTTGACTTCAACAGTAAAATCGCGACGGTTCCGATTGAAATCACAAACGCGATGATTGCGAGTAATAACACCATTTTTTGAATGGAGAGATTGAAAAAGTTGCTAAACAGCCCATCACCGGATGAACCGGCACTTCCATTACTCGAACTTCCGAATGCCGACGAACCTGTGTTTTTTGAACTTGAAATGAAATCCATAACTATATAAAGTAGTGATATAATATCTGTGTATTATACAACAACGTTATTTAGCGTATTCGTATTCGCATTCGCATTCTCATTCTCTCATTCTCAATCGCATTATCATTCTCTCACTTCAATCAAATGAACCGGTTCGATTATCGCACTTTCCCGGAAGACACATTTATCGGACAACCTAAAAATGGCCGTCTCGATATCTTAACACCCCCGATTCAAGACCAGTTCGCTCTTTATGATAAAAATCCCGTTCATCAGTGCGTGACTTACCGTGATGCGCTGAACGGAATCTGGGAAAACACACCTCTCTCGAATGCGTTCTTCTGTAAAGAGAATATGCAGATTATTCAAAACGGTATTCGCGCAGGAGTGTATCAGCGCTCCCGCGGCAAGTATGTTATTGGCGAACAAGACTGTGATACTCTGCGCATCATCATGCGGACAATTTATTTACAGAATGCGGCCAACGCTCCCACCGATATCCGGGAGCAGATTATTGAGTTGAATGAGTTAGTATTTGAATACTGTGTGCCTCGTATTCATGGCGAAGCAGAAGGATATATTCAGTATAAGCGAGATGTCAGCAACATGTACACGCCGATGGCTCACCCGAATTTCTCGGATTACAAGCATAAGACGCTAGAGTTGAAGCCGTGGTTTTAAAATAATGTAGAATAAAACATAAATTTCGTAAATAAATGTAATATTATGTAATATTTGTCAGTAAATATTTGTATATTTGGTCGATTGACCTTTGTGTTTTTGTCAGTGATGGATATGAATAACCTTTACAACCTCTATGAAATGTCATATTATTCGGTTTGTGTATTGTTATACCTACCGTTCCTTCGTGTTGATTCGTTAAAATCGATTTCAACAATTTGGTCATCTCTGCCGTATTTACACATGGATTATGATTCGCATCATGAATGTTATGTATCATAATCTGACCACACGAAACATACTTCAAAAAATAACCAATATGTGATGGAGAAATTGTGTCTTTTACACCAAAACACACAGTCGTCGGTATCTTTTTATATACATCTGTAAGTGTCGGAAATGATGGTGTATTCCAATACGAATAACACGGTGTAAATGTAATGACCCTTTGTAATATTTGATGCCCCTTATTACGTGGATTTGAATAAAAAGATAGCCAAAATTGTGTTAATAATGAATCATCATGAAAAATTGTGGTAATAATACGTTTCATGCCATTACGTGATATGAGTGGAAGGTCAAATATAGTGGTGGGTAACCCGAATTTGAAAAATATAGTCCAATAATATCCCCATACACCGAGTGTTGGAAGAATACCGGCGGGATTTAATAGAACTAGGTTTTTGATTGCGTACCTCGCGGCAACATGAATAGATAGAAAACTGCCGAGTGAATGACCAACAAGAGTTGTATTATGAAGAATGTTCATTTTTTGTAGTGTTTGTCCAATAACATTCGCATAATGAATACACAATTCTTTATTCGTTGGATACATGTCTATATCAATATCACCACTTATACCAAATGATGGTAAATCGAACGCAACGCATTTTACGTTGGATGGCATTTGATCCATTACGTCGAAAAAAGTAACCGACGAACTCGCTGTTCCATGAATAAATACAAATACATCATCGTGATCACTGTGTATAACACCCGTTGGATCTTTTATTACGCTGTGTATCGTGATACCGGAAATATCTACAACTTCTTCACGAAAATTATATTGTTTCACTAGACTTGTCATGATTGTCGATAACGATACTGCTGATGATGCTGCTGCTGATGATGCTGCTGCTGCTGCCCATGAAAATATAATTAGTATTATATATAGAATGACTGGTATAATAAAAAATAATAACATTTACATCAACCCTATTACAGCTATTACAGTAGGACTTACATTATTTTATTCTTCATAAAACGCGCTTATATCGCCCCTCCCCCATCTGGTTTTGTTTCGATTATGCCTTCTTGACCACCATCTTCTTTTTTGCTGGTGCCGCAGCGCCGCCGCCTCCTCCTGTCGCTCCTGTGGTCTTGCTTGACGACGCCGTCGCCGCCGCTTCTCCTGTTGCTATCCACTTCTTATACTCCTGTTCCAATTCATCCAAGTCCTTGGTCCATAATGCTTGAATCGTCGTATCTTGGAGTCCCTGATGTTGCGCTCGTTTTGTGTCACGCTCTGCGAGAAGGCTCTTTACATTTTCATCCGTCACACTATCCATCGGCATTTTCAGCAGATACTTGAATTCAACGTCGTTATCGATGTGTTCATAGCCATGTGCGACCATCTTCGCGTGAATCGCCTCTTTGGTTTGACGACGCAGTTCCAGTTTGTCGTCTAAGATTTCTTGGATATATCGCGCACGGTTGGTAAGGACGCGCAGTTCATTCGCAAGTTGCGCCAGCATCGCCGCCTTTCTCTTGGCGTAAAGTGCGAGACGTTCGGTGTAATAATCCTCGATGATGTCGTAGATGGTCGCGTATTTTCGGAGTTTCTCATGCGCATCGAAGAGATTCATATTCGTCGTGCTTTGCGTCGTGAATAGCGCGAGAAGTTTCTCCAATTTGTTTGTTCCAGCATCAGCATCGATGACCGCTGCTTGAAGTTCTTTCGGTGTGTGCGGGTAAGATGGATGGAATGTCACAGTAATATCTACAACGGTGTCGGTGGACATATCGGTGTATTCTTTGAGGACGGGGGTAGTCGCAGCAGCCGACTTGTCGGCACCTTTATCTTTGTCCGACGCCGCCGCGGGCGTGTCCATCAACTTTTCCAAGAATACTTTGTAATCATCTGTCCATGTTCCAATCGGAAGCTCGGTGATACGGACCTTACGATCGGCGACGATTTCGTAGGTGCCTTTGATGAGATATTTCGCCGCGACACTAGTCGCGGCACCGGAGGTCGCGGAGGCGGAAGTCGCCGCGATATTTTGAATCGTGCCTTTGAATCCTTTGAAATAGGGCTCGATGACAGGGCGGTCGGTCGCTGGCGTTGCTGCGAGCATCGCCCGAATATAAGCGATGATTTGAAGTGGATGATGCGGCATGACATCTGTGCTGAATCCGGTTCCGATTCCTTTACTTCCATTCACGAGAATCATCGGAATCGCTGGTGCGTAATAGGTCGGCTCTACCATTTGACCGTCGTCGTTGATATACGACAAGATGGCGTCGTCTTCTTGGCGAAAGATGAGTCGCGTCAGCCGGTTGAGTTGGGTGAAGATGTATCTTTCACTCGCACTATCGTCACCGCCAGCAGAACGTGTCCCAAACTGACCATTCGGTTCTAACAAGTTGATATTATTGCTCCCTACGAAGTTCTGCGCCATCCCCACAATCGCCGCATTCAAACTCGCCTCACCATGATGATACGCCGAATGCTCCGATACATACCCGCTGAACTGCGCAACCTTGATTTCCGTTTTCAGACCACCCTTTTTGAATGCCGCATACAGAATCTTACGCAGCGAGATTTTCAATCCATCCATCAAATTCGGAATCGAACGCTCGTTGTCGTAAATCGAGAAGTGGATGAGGCCGCGGTCGATGAACTCTTCATAAGGGATTTCCGGCTTCGAAGTATCGAGAAACGCTTCGCGCGAATAATTCGCCAACCACTCCTTTCGGTCGTCGGCACGTTTCTTGTTGAACGCCATATCAAGATGGTCGTCGCTTTCCTTCCCTGTATGGACGAACGCAACAGTCTTCTTCTGTTCAAAATATTCCTTAAATTCCTTCCCGGTGCTCGTACCTAAACCTTTATAATATTTCGTGTGCCAACCCGCGGGGACGATCGCGTCGGGGAATTGCTTCTTCCATGCTTCAAACTCGCCGTCGTTGTAAAAGAGGAGCTCTTGCGCCCCGCGGCGGGCTTTCAGAATCGGCGTATTCATGAAACCGATGAAACCCGGTATCTTCGTGAGCGACGGCCACTCCGTCTGGAAAAGGTTGATACCAAGACCTTGAATATGAGCACCATCTAAATCTTGGTCGGTCATGAAGAGCACCTTTCCATAACGCAGCCGTGTAGCGACATCTGCGGGGGTGTAGCTCTTTCCGGTTTCAAGGCCAAGAATCTGTTTGATTTCCGCAATCTCGCGATTCTCCGATATGCGTTTCGTCGTCTCGCCATGAACGTTGAAGAGCTTGCCTTTCATCGGATACACACCGATATAATTCCGGTCTTCTTTGCTCAATCCGCTGATAATACCAGCTTTGGCTGAATCACCTTCACAAAGGATAATGGTGCATTGCGCGGATTTGTCAGGCGAACCAGCATAATTCGCGTCGATGAGTTTGGGGATTCCACGGATTGTGCGGGTTTTCGCGCCATCGGTTTTCTTCGCGGCTTTCGTGTCTTTGACTTCCGTGAGCGCACACGCGGCATCCATCACGCCCATTTTCGCGAGCTTCTCGATGAACTCATCGCTGACTTTACATGATGAACCGAAATTCGCGACAGCGGTGCCGAGCTCGTCTTTGGTCTGGCTTGAAAATGACGGGTTCTCGATATCACAACGCAGGAAGATCATCAATTGTTCCTTGATGGTGTTTGGCTTGACATCGACTTTCTTCTTCTTCTTGATGACTTCGGCAAGCTTGCGAACAATTTGGTTGGTAATGTATTCAACATGCTTTCCACCGCGTGGAGTGTAGATTCCATTGACAAAACTTATGTGGGCAAACTCGTCAGTAGTGGTGAGGCATACAACATACTCCCAACGAGGGTCCGGATTCTCGTAGATGCGTTTCACGCTGCCGCCACCATCCACACCCGAGCCCCCCTTTGCGCCAATATACAAATCAACATACTGCTGAAAATGACGCACCGGAACAAGCGCACCGTTGTATTTCACTTTCACAGTCTTGTCTGTAACGGCCGCAATATCGTAGGTGCGTTTTAGGAAAAGCGCGGTCATGTCGGCGGTGAGGTTGTTGGCTGCGAGACCGAATCGCGCGTAATCGGGGCGGAAACTGACACGAGTATAAGGCTTGACTTTGGACTTGGTGACGATTGGCGGCGTGATTTCCGAGAGGTTGTTCTTGAATTCTTGGATGTATTTTAGTCCGCGGACGTGATCGACAGTTTCCACGCGTCCCCACACCGACCAAATGAGGACCAGCTTGAATCCGAACCCGTTCTTCCCGCCAACGATTTTCTCCTTCTTGTTCTCGTCGTAGTTCGTTGATGTGCGAAGATGACCGAAAATCATCTCGGGAATCCAGAGTTTATGTTCGGGGTGCTGAGCCACGTCGATACCATTACCGTCATTTGTCATGTGAATGGTTCCGTCGTCAGGGTCAATCTCTACTTCCAAGTTAGTCACAGGGAGTGCGTCGGGTTTTCCATCGGCGATGGCTTGGGCTTGACGGACGACATGGTCGCGCATATTCACCATTCCTTCGTCGAAGAGCTTGTAAAGACCAGGGATGTACGTGATGTTGCGCCGGGTGAGCATCGGTCCTCCCCCCTCAACCGCATCAGAGGCCGAAGAAGGCGGCGGCACCGCGTCCATAACATATTCCATCATTTCAGTTGGCTCGATTGTTCCGATATAAGTGTCTGGCTTCTTGAGAATATGCTCACGGTCTGTCATTTTCTGATACTTGGCGAGGTCGGCGGCGGCGGCGGCACCACCCGCGCCAGCACCACCAGCAGCAACAGATTTAGGAGGCATGAACTCGATTCTTGTATAAGAGATGGGTATAGTGTATTCAAACAATATGTTTAACTCATGTTCAATTTTATTTTGGATTGGGTATGTAACATTACACTCACGCGATAGATATGACTGTACCGCGATACAGGACAACCTTCGGGATGGGTCTCACATGTAGTGATATTTACCGTATCAATGACGCACTCGTTCAATATGACGCATCTGGAAATCCAATCGTCATTAACAATCAAAATAACAATATTCGGGTTCCATATTTTAAATGCCCCACGATTACGAATCCGACGGCGGGAATGGCGACATCCACCAATAATACGAATATCACGAAAAAGATGCGTTATGCGCAGAATATTCGCGTTGCGACGGAAACCAAGAATGTGAAAAAGGTGTATGCTGTAAATAATATTAACCGTTTTGGGCGTTGGACAGGTGCGCCTGGCGGATATGGAGCGCCTATAACAAATTCATTTTAGATTCAGATTCAGATTCAGATTCAGATTCAGATTCAGATTCAGATTCAGATTTTAGATTTTTTCTAAGGGTAAGTTATAACGAGAGATTTAGTAAAATGGTGAAACGTCTGGACCGCCACGATGATGGATTTTACCACGTTCATGGTAAGAAGTATGAAATGTTAGAGGGTTCTCGTGCCCAAGTTTGGCATGATACCGCCTACAAGACCCCCGGTGGTCTTACCAAGAGTGATCTCGTGTTCAACAAGCACGGTCGTATTGTGAGCGCCAAGAAGCACGCTACCGCAAAGAAGGAGAACCGTCTGCGCAAGTATGGCTACACCGCTCGTAAGGGCAAGTTCGGCGCTGTTAAGATTTCAAAGACAGGTCGTCGTTCTCGTCTCGTGAATACTCCTAAGAGACGTTAAGAACGGCATGACGGAATGACTGACGGACGGAAAGTCTAGTATTACTATTATATTTGATTATAATAGTATTACAAATAGCCTGTTGTTGGTTCGTGAGTGCCAACGATGGATAAACAAATAATTACAGGATATATATTTGACTTCTTGAAAGAAAATCAAATATGGGTATTTATTACCATTATTACGACACTCATATGTAATCCAATCGAAATGATTGTATTGTCAGACTTCTTTTCCAATTTTACAGGCGCAATCAACGGCCTGGAATACAGTAAATCCATCACGATTCTTCTGAAAATAGCGGGTTTAAGCATGTTCGTGGATACCGTGTATATGATTAGCAACTACTTCGACAAAATCTATTATCCGATGATGGAGAAATTTATCCGATTCAAACTCATCGACGTCATCTTCAAAAATATTGAGGTGAATTATGAAAAGGAAGATATATCCAACCATATTATCAAAACATTAAAGATACCGAATACTGTCATATCATTTACCGGGCGATTTATATATTGGGTCGTTACATTCGTTCTTACGAGCGTGGTAATTCTCGGATATGTCATTTATTTGAACCCTACAATCGGACTTATGACGTTGCTCGTATTCGTTGTGTTCTTTATTTTATATTATTATATTCTCATGGATAGTAAGCTCACATCTGAAAACCGAGAGAATGAAGAGAAGAATTTGATGTCAAACATCGATGACGTGCTGAGTAATTCGATCAGTATTATCTGTAATAAGAAGGTGAGAGAAGAGAAGGAATACTTGACACAACAGCACGGTATCTATGACAACGCGCATGAAACGCAGCTGTGGAGCACATCCAAGGGTGCCTACGTGATTTCAATCCTCGTCACGCTTATTCTTGTGGCATATGTGTATGTGATTCTTCGTTTGTATAAATCCAAAACCATCGACAGTACATCTACGATTAAAGTCATCATTATTATGCTATTTTTCGTCCGATACATCAAAACCGCCTCACAAAGAAGTATTATGGTGATTGCTGAGTATGGTAAGCTCGCAGAAAATGAAAACAATATACGTCAGTTATTGGTCGATGATGCGACATCAGGAGCGTCGGGGGCGGCGGCGGGTGCGAACGCACTTACAGACATCCCTATCACCGGGCATATCGAATTCAAGAACGTATCGTTTGAATACACAACTACCAACTCCAACATAGAACAGGTCAAAACTGCCGAAGACCGTAAGAAAACACTCGATAATGTCTCTTTTAAAATCAAACCTCTCGACCGCGTCGCGATTATTGGCACCAACGGAAGTGGTAAATCCACAATTATAAAGCTCTTGTCTGGATTTTTCAAACCAACCGAGGGTCAAATCCTATTCGATGGCGAGGATATTCAGAATATCGACCGCGAATACCTGCGAAGCAAATTATCGATTGTTTCGCAAAAAGTGGTATTGTTCAATCGGTCTGTCATCGATAATATATGTTACGGGACAACGACGCCGAAGGAAGAGGTCATCGATATTCTGGACCGCTTGAAAATCATGAACGTATTTAAGAAACTGCCGCAGGGACTTGATACGTTGGCGGGGTCGAGAGGCGAGAAACTTAGCGGCGGTCAGCGGCAAATTATTTACTTATTGCGGAGCTACCTGAGCAATAAACCGATAACGATTATGGACGAGCCGACGGCTGCTGTGGATGCGTTTCATAAGAAATATGTTACTCAGATGATACATGAAATGGCAAAAAAAACGACGATGATTATCGTGACACATGACTCCGAATTCGCGGCGACATTTCCTGTGAAAATATTTATTGAGAGCGGACGAATTGTGAAACTGGAAGGTGGTGCCGGTGGCATGCGAGGCGTCAATCGGACAGTTGCGGCGCATTATGGTTCTTCTTTGTATTCGTAATCGATGTAATCGATGTAATCGATGTAATCGTAATTATTATATGTGATTATATCAGTCATCGTTTCGTTGTTTCGTTGTTTCGTCGTTTCGTTGTTTCGTCGTTTCGTTGTAATGATTCTTATTGTTACGCGCGAAATACCGAACCATGCCAATAAACTACGCGAACTATTTCAATCTCTCAAACAACGAGAGATTCCATATATCGTTACGCGTCGATGCGACCCCGCAGTAGTTGAGCGCACTGACATTCGCGGTTTGATCATACCTGGTGCACGTTTTCGCATTAAGTCACACACTCCGCAACCCGAACTCACAACTGAGCTCTATTACTTGTATCATTTTCCGAAAACACCTGTGCTCGGTATATGTCATGGATGTCAGGTGTTGATGTTGTATTACGGTGGATCACTTACATCATATAATACATTATGGACTGGGTCGCACCACGTCAATCTCTCGACACATCGTATTTTCAAAGGCCAGAAAGAGCGTGGCCAAACACCGCGCGGAATAGACGCATACTTTTACTTCCATGAACTTCCGGTTCCGCCGTCGAGTGTTCGAGAGATTGCGTGGATTACGAAGTTTCGTGATGGACGCCGCCATGCGTGTGCTTTCGAATTCGCAAAAAACCGCGTGTATGGCGTAATGTTTCACCCAGAAGCATTAGACTCGACACGGGATATTTTGTATAACTTTTATGACACGATTGCGGCGTCAGCGGCGTCGATATCCACGCCATAGTCATCATCGGCGTCGGCGTCGGCGTCGGCTGACCACCACTTTATTGTAATCATACCATTTTCATCGATGTAATCCGAATATTCTTCCATGAAATACTTCTCAAAATATCGTTTGCTGATAATACGCCTCTTCGCGGATGAATAACAACGCCCACAATAATACTCGTAAGCGTTATATAATGGCTGCGGAAATGAATGATGATTCGTCACGCACAGCTGTTTAAATTGTTCCAGGTAATCATTTATTTCAGCGGGTTTATTCCATAATTTACAACCGACATTCAGTATATATTTATCATCTTCAATAATAACGTCAGGGTAGAAATGGTGGAGCATTCCGAGTAGTGTTGCGTCGCTCACGACGGGCATACCTGCGGCTGATGCTGTGTATTCGTTGAAAAGGGTTGATAGCTCGTCGATTTCAAGCTCGATTTCGCGGTCATCGGTGAAACAAAACTCGCTCCAAAACTGGCGAAACTGGCTTACGACGGGAAGATACTTGCTTGTGCGATTCGGGATACTGTCCGAGGTTGCCGACGATGCTGCCGTCGATGCCGACAGTTTCGCACGTAACGTCGCCGCAAAAAACACGCTTGGCAATCGAAACTCCGAGAGATACATCTTCCATAAATATAGCATATTTGTCATCGATATTTCGTGTTCGGATGAAGCAGGTTCGGTAGCGTAATTCATGAATTCATCGATGATTTGTGTCTCGCTACGGTCGCGTAAAAACAACGCATGGCTTCCCACCTCCGGCGTTTTACAGTGGAGGCGCAAGAAATCATCGGCACTCCCAAACCGGTGCGAGTAATGCGCGCCAACACAGAAAAGGTCGATGATGGATGTCCGGAGTTCAGGTATGTTCGAGAGATGAAGCATAAATGCGGCTGCCGACGACGACAACGACGACGACGATGACGATGACGATGATTGTGTGCCGCCACCTCCACCCCATCGAATATCCACCAACCGACAATCCTTATACTGATGCTCGTAATATTTGAACTTGAAGGCGGTGCTGAATAAACCGGCGGTAGAACCGAATAAGGCGTAACACTCGTTGCCGAGGTCTTTGATGAATTCTTTTGCGAGGGTAGGGACAAAATAGATGAGAGGTGCGGCTTTTTTGAGGAGGACATCGCCGAGAATCGTCAGAAAATACTTCGCATGGTCACGGGTGTGGAAGAGCGCGGGGTAAAGCAGTCCGATGACATGCTGAATGGTGCGGGATTCAGGGATAGATGAGAGAATGTCGCGGGAGGATTGAATACTCTTGATAATCCTGTTTTTTATACGGTATTTGATGCTCGTGCTGGTGCTTGTAGACGCGGCGGCGGCGGAGAGAAAATCCGACGCGGTAATATCTGCCAAAATCCGGTGATGAATCTCGTCTTCGTTGATTAACGCATACCGGACTTGATTATGATACGTGAAATATAACTCCGACGACGGTGAATAGAAATATTTGTTTCGATTTAGGAAACTCTCGGTGAATTCATCGGCGAAGAGTTCGAGAGATTTCTTGCGTGTTTCGCGTTCGGCATGAGCGGTCTGGTAGTTTTTGATGGATTGCGGGAGCTGGGTCTTTACGTAGGCGTGGATTCTCTCGAGAATGACGGGATTGTCCGCGTTTGTATTCCATATCTCCGAGAGAATGGCGATGGTGTCGGGGAGGGAGGGGGGGCCGGAGGCGGCGGTGGCGGTGGTGGATGGATTTGGAGTTATGGACGACATTTAATAGTATGAATATATATAGTTTTATTATTGTTTGGGGGGGTATTGAATGGACACATCAAAATTACCACAGATTATGAAATTGCGAGAATTATTAGAGAAGAACACATATGAAATAGAATACGAAATAATTGGTAAATATGGAACTATTGATTATAATTATTATGATTTTAACCCCGGAACAACACATGATATAAAACAAGAATGTTATAATGCTATGATTGATTTTTTTTTATTAGACATCGGAACCTTTACAGCGGAACATGTTATTTGCGAACGGTTACATAAATTGTTTACACATCCTACCGAACAACTAACTGGAAAAATGGCTGATAATCAATTACTTGCTAGTTATATTGTTTTAGATTTTACGGTATTTTGTATGCGATGGGTACAAAGTGTATTTACTAGCGATGATGATCTAGTTAATAAAACAAATAAACTTGACCGACTCAAAACTGGATTAGATGGGTTTGACAATGGATACTCATTTATAACTTCAACACTATCTCAATTATTTTATTATACGAGAGATCCTTCATCATCAACCGGATTAAAAAAAGAGTATAAACTCGTAACTAGTGTATTATCGTCATGTATAAGTATTCAACGTAATCTGGCACAAGTAGGTATATCAAGACAACTCTATACTTTTGCTTGTAATCGAATAGTAACTTTGTACATAGAACGTATTCGTAATCCAAGATTAAAACCAACATATACAGCCGACTTTAATGAAGATAGAGAACCATGGAAAGATTATATTATGAATAGGCCTGAACCTGGAATTAGAATGAAGACTATGAAGAACCTACATGGCACAAATAAATACATGATGCCATTATTAGATTTGTTGTCGCGTGTCCGACCAGCATGGAAAGGAGGTGGTAGTAATAGCACATATTCCCGTCGGCGCACCCGCCGCCGCCGCCGAACCACCCGTCGTCGTCGTTGAATTATCATCATTATTTTTGAACTTTTTGCTAAAAATAATGGAATCATCATAAAATCATGGAATTAGTGCTTGCGCTGAGAACGCTTCTTGCCCTTCTTGGCGGATTTGGCGTGCTTCTTGCCGCTCTTCTTGGATTGGCGACGGCTCTTCTTACCGCTCTTCTTGTGCTGTTTGCGTTTGGAACGACGACGACCGCCTCGGGGTTCGGCTGAGCCATCGCCATTGACTTGGACTGTGTCTGGGGCTGCGTCTGGGGCTGCGCCTTCGACTGCGCCTTGGACTGCGCCTGGGGCTGCGCCTTGGGCTGCGCCTGGGGCTGCGCCTTGGACTGCGCCTGGGGCTGCGCCTGGGGCTGCGCCTGGGGCTGCGCCTTGGACTGCGCCTGGGGCTGCGCCTTGGACTGCGTCTCCGGCTAGGACTGCGCGATTGTCTACGGATGCGGCTGCGTCGTTGTTTTGTTGAATAAGTTCTTCTTTAACTTGATTAATAATTCCTTTAACAAATTCTTTGGGTGGTAATGGTAGTTGAGCGTCTGATTCTGCTGCTGCTGCTGGTGCTGCTTCTGGTGCTGCTACTGCTGGTTCTTTTACAGTTTCACTCATCTTATCCTCTTTCTTATACATATTATCAATATTTTATTATTGAGAATCTGTCCTCCATTTTTCAACGCCGCCTCGTGGAACGCGATTTCTTCCTAAATACGCGTTTGGCGGATTTCTTGTATTTACGCGAAGGGCGGTGGCGATGGCGCGAACCACCGACTTGTCGTAGTATATAACCTTGGTTTTCATAAGTAGTCACATCATAATCATCATTTGCTATAACCACGGT